TCAAAACGGTATGTCATCCCCGTACGGATCATCATTTCCCGCCTGTTGTTTTGCTCTGTTCAGCGCGTCAGTAGCCTGGCCCTGCTGGCCTTTTTTGCCGCCCGGTCGCGCCGTTCGGGCACTGATTACACTGTCTGCGATAACCTGCCAGCCCTGCCGCGTTTCGCCGTTCTGGCCTGTCCACTGGCTTATCTGCATGTTACCCGCCACGCTCACCAGTTCGCCTTTCTGGTGCTTTGCCAGTGCGTCGGCCTGTCTGCCAAACGCCAGGACGGATAACCACATCGTCGCCGTTCCGTCATCTGCCTGGCTGCACGGCAGGGGAACCGCCATACTCGCCATCGCCATTTGTGTGCCCTTGCTGGTGGTCTTTAACTGCGGGTCAGCCACCAGCCGCCCGTAAGCCGCTATCTGTGCTGTCATGATTCCACCTCTCCGGTTTTAACATTGATGGTTGTCACCTGTTCCGCTTCGGCAATCTCCCGTTCTGTCAGCGTGGCAAAGTTTGCCGCCGCCGTTGTCATGAATGCGCTTATCAGTTCAGGATGTGCTTTCGCGTATCCTTCTCCCGCGTTGCGATCGATGATTTTTATCGCCACCCTCAGCCAGTGTTCTGTCAAATCAAGGGCGTGAGATTGTGGTTTTTTTGCGTGCTTCGTTGTCACAGGCTTTACCTCACAGCAATAAAATAAAATTTTTGCATTTTAACCCTTCACCTGTTCACCTTTTGAGATTTTCCCTTTTTATTCATGGTGTTAAGGGGTGAGCAGTTTCACAAAAACTATTCACCAACTGTTCACCACTGTTCACCCTTAAGCTCAATAAACAATCAAAAAGATGAACAGTGAATAGTTTGGTGAATAGTTCATAAATAACTGTTCACCCTATAATATACTGATATAAAATACATTTATGACAGGGTGAACAGTGGTGAACAGTTATTCCATAAGTTTAATTTTTTCCATCGTCATTTGTGACCGATGCACATGATGGCATCCAGTCTTCTGAATCCTCTGTAAGGGTCACATTTGAACGCAAACCGTGCTTCGTTTTCCGTTTCATATACTCCCTGCCATATTCCGCCATTGCCCCCGGCATATCTTTACCGAAGCGCGTCAGTGTTACAGGTTTACCGAATCCGTGTGCCCTCATATATGCCAGATAGGCGTGATAAAGATACCTGCGCGGACTGAACGGAATAATTTCGGCATTACCCACTAACAGACCATCACACATTACCGACGACATGAGATAGCCGCAGAAGTCCACCAGCGAATCGCCCTCGCGTTTTATCACCAGAGCTTCTTCTGATTTCTGCTGCTCATACAGCAGGCGTTTAGCTTCGTCCTGGTCAGAAAAACGAGTAAGCAGGTGACGAATCACAACCGCCAGCTCTCCTTCTATTTTTTCTGCCAGCATGGGGTCGCGTTCGTTTTCCGGTACAACCTCCGAAAAATTGAATATCACCCGACGACGTGAGATCCCCCCGCTGCGGTCACTGAATGACATGGCGTTATTGTTCACCGCCAACACGACCGCCTGAATGCGTGTTGAGTAGGGGGCTTTATGCTTCGGGTCGATTGCCACCTTGTCACCGCCTGTAATGGCCTTAATTCCTGCGCCATCACCAGCGTAGCGGGTCATATCCGGCATGATAATCAGCGAAAAGCCAACCACTAACGCGCGTTCCCTGGCATCTTCCAGCGCCTTCATGCTTGCCGATACCGTGTTGGCCTTACCCGCCAGCATGGTGCAAATCTCTGCCATTACGCTTTTACCGCTTCCACCCGGCCCCGTTACCTCAAGAAATAACTGCCAGTCGTATCGGTTCGCCAGCACCATGAATAACGCCGCCAGTACGCGATCCGCTTTACGGTCATTCTCTGCCACCGAACGGCGCAACCATTTCCAGAAATTCGGCGCATGCGTTGCCAGCGTTTCCCCCTCTGCTGGCGGGCTGAACGGTAATTCACTGGCAATTAACAGCCAGTCGTTTTTGTCATGCTCCCGAAAATCGCCTGTCCGGGTATCAAAAACACCGTTACTGAATCCAATCAGGTTACGGGCGGTATTCCCCATTACGGGCAAACTTAACTTCATGGTATCGACCGCCGATTTGATGGCGTTCTGCGAATAACTGATCTCCGCATCAATAAAAATCTGCGCCATAGCCCGCTGTAACTCTTTATCCTGTACTGGCTCCCATACAACGCCGTTGTAGTGGTGAACGGTGTCAGAGTCCGCATTGATTGCCAGTTCACCGCCATAACGTGCCAGGAGAACTTCGCCGCGCTGGCTTGCTCCCATCTGGTTAAGCGCCAGTGGTGCGGCGCTGTCTTCTGTTTTTTTCTTAACAGGAAGCTGAATAACCAGACCATCAGAAAGATTCTGGCGCTCACGCTCCAGATATTCGTGCCAGTTCTCCCGCTTCTGGCTGTGCATTCCCTCAGGGTAATAATTCGCATCCCGTACACCTGCCACCGCCAGCTTTTGCCCGATGGCATTAATATTTGACGGCTTGATGTGGCCTGCCTTGTACAGCCGGACACAATAGCGACCATCGTCGATAATTTTCAGGTCTGCCAGTTCGTCAAGCTGGCTGTCTCCAAGCCATACAGGTGGCACGTTGTCGCCAGCAAGTCGCCCGTCCTGTTCCTGCCATTGTTTCGCGTGCGCCCAGGCATCACTACCCGCAAAAATAATGACTTCGGTCATTTTGTCGTGTGGCTGTTTTTTTAAGTTCGGTGCCAGTTTCATTTTTTACCCCTGAATGCGTTAATCATGGTTTTCAGCTTCTGGATGTTTGCCCGTGCCCTGGCGTTGCTGGTGGGCACGTTATGCGGCGCGGTCTGTACCAGAGAAAAATCACGGGCAAACTGATAAACAGGCATCACGCAATCATATTCGTAACCTTCACGGCGGTAAGTTACGCGCCGTTCCTCCACGCCCTTAATCATTACCGTGCCGCCGTACTGGTCGCGGTAAATATCACCGCGCATGAATTTAGTGCGAGTTTTGCCGCTGGCAGTTAAGCCAGGATATTTAAGTTTCATTATTTTTATTCTCCGGTGTGCTGTTCTTTATATCTGTCGTGCAATAGGTCTATTTCTTGTAGTTCCATTATTACAGGCTCAAGAAGCGTTATTAATGCCGTGACAATTCGGGATTTTTGTTTGTCGCGTTCATTATCGCCAAGCGTTTCAAGCCATAAGCGCAATATTTCCAACATGTTTTCACTGTGAGAAAGTGCAAGAAATGCGCGGTCTATTGTTTCGTGGTAAATATCACGCATATTAATCCCCGTCCGTCGCTTTTCTTAAAATAACCTCTGTCACGAAATCAGCATAATCGGCGGCAATATTCAGTACATCAAGTCCCGTTGATTTATATTCTTTCGTGGAAAGTAAGAAAAAATCCGCTCTAATAAGTTCTGGCATTGACGAAAGCGCATCAGCCGCATCACCAGGAACGCCGGAAAATTCCTGTTTCAGGGCATTAAAACGATCATCACGCATAACCCCCCCCCATTTTCACAATCAGTAATCAGGATGGCTTTAGCCTCATTCAGTGCCATATCAGCACTAAATTGCATAACAGCCAGTGAGTGAGGAACGAAAGCCCCGGCATATTCTGTTTCGCTGGTGGCGTGCTTATGTGCCCTGTCCGCGATAACAGAAATATCAATCAGCGCGTGCATCAGCGTTTTGATGGCTTCGGCGGCTGCGTCCTGACGGGTGTTATTGCACATGGCGCACCTCCTGACGAATACGGGCGGCGAATACCATCACGCAGCCATCAGGAGATTGCTGACGCGCTTCCTGTTCGTTGGTGGCCTCAATGGTAATCACGCGCGGTTGTGCCGTGCTCAGGGCGATAAAACGCCAGATGTATTTATTCAGGTTGTGCGAGTCCCGCCCTTGCGGGTGTGTGGTATGATTTAACATAGCTACCTCGATACTTCTGCTATCGTTGGTGGTTAGAAGCCCTGCGAGTGGTAACGACACTTGCGGGGCTTTGCATTTATGCGCCTTGATAATTTTAAGGTGTGGCCCACTATATGTTTTAGGTGTGGCCCACGTCAAGAGTTTTATTTGTGCTTTTTCTGTGTATACTGTCCCCCACCAATCCACCAGAGGAATAGAAATGGCAACGGGTACAACAAACGCAAAATCACAAGCTCTAAAGGCTCGTGTACCACACGAAATAGTAAACGCCATGGAATCAGTGAAAGAATCAGGCGAAAGCACATCACAATTCATCATTACGTCAATGCAAGGCGAGATCAAACGCCGCCAGCGGCGCAAGGCCAAAGAGCAGGAGTAACCATCACCAGCGCTGTGGTGCGGTGAACTGTGGCGCACTGGGTTACAGGTATCTACGATGACTGACAAATCATTAAAGAAATTATCCTCATCCAGGAAAAAACAACGCAAAAATGCGGTAAGCGAACAAGAACAGGAGAGATTTGCGCCATGTGCGTTTGCCCTTGAGAAGTTCTTAAAAGAGTACAGGCGCACAAAAATGGGGTCGCATACCTGGAAAACATCGCGGCATGGCAATGTTAAAGAGCAGGAATAGCCCACCAGCAAGCCAGCACACTGATCACATTGCCCACCAGCCGCAAATGTGGCATTGTTGGCAATGCTCATGCGTTGGGGATAATGTGTAGCTTGTGTCGAAGGGCCACCGTAGCGGGTGGCCTTTGTTTTGCCTGTTATCCGGCAATTGTGGCGCTTCGCTACACGGTTGATATAATCCCACTGCACTGATTCATTTTTTGCGCAGTAGGTTAATTGTTCGCAAGGGCGCTCCGGCAACGGGGCGCTTTTTGTTATGTTCATCGCGTTACGCCTCACACCATTACGCAGCCGTTCCGCGCGCTTCTTCCTCGCGCTCTTTCAGCCAGGCCAGCACTTCATCTTCATACCAGCCAACACGACGCAGACCGATTTTGAAGCCTTTCGGGAATTTTCCGGCGTTGATCATGTCCTGTAGCGAACTGTCTGCCTTGATGCGCAGAATATTTTTTACTTCCTGACGGGTAAGTATTTTTCTGATTGTTTCCACTATGTTTTACCTCGTTAATCCGGCGTATTCCGGTGATAAATACGGTAAAACAGGGCAGGGCGGGAAAAACAGTACCCACCGTTTTAAAACGGTATCCACTGTTTTTTATCTCATTGATTACGCTTTTCTTTCTGCAAAAAAATAGCGACCGCAAAGGGCCGCTATTGTGATTACCGTTTCCACTTCTTAGGTCGCCCACCGCATTTAAGGCTGGTGGGCCTCAGCACCTTGTCGATGCTTTCAGCCAGATTTTTCGATGCACCACGCGAGCGCAAAAAACTGACTACCTCGTGTTTTGTGGGGGCTGTTGATTTGTCTTCCGGATCGTATGTTGACCAGAATTCACGATTTGCCATTAACGCCAGTTGCAGCCCTTCGCCGCAAGCAGGGGATACCTTTTCATTGAAAAACACCTGGATAGCTCCTTGAATTTCATGATTTGGGTGACTCCTCTCTGTATTGGGTGGGTTGTGGCGATTATACGATGGTTTAGCATGGTTTGCATCGCTTTTACTGGTTTTTTGTACAGTTACACGGCACGGATACCCCTTTTACCACTGGCTATGGTCACTCCGGTAGCTGCGGCCTCTACAAATTCCCCCCACCAGCGCATAAGCACCACGCGCTTTTCCAGGTAGTTACTTCGGTTATATGCTCGCCTTACCTCGTTCGTGTCCACGTGTGCGAGTGCGGCCTCGATTACGTCCGGCTCGAATCCTTCCTCGTTCGCTGCTGTACTGAATATGGCGCGTAATCCGTGAGACACCAGCACACCAGCGTATCCCATCCGGCGCAATGCAGCGTTAGCGGTCTGGCTGCTCATTGGCAGCATTGGATTTTTAAGGCTGGGAAAAACATGTTCCCTGTGTGCGCTGATTGGCTTCATTGTTTCCAGTACAGCCATCGCCTGACCGCAAAGAGGGATCACATGGTCACGGCGCATCTTCATGCGTCCGGCTGGAATCGTCCATGTTTCGGCATCGAGATCTATTTCTTCCCAGCGTGCGGCGGCTGCTTCGGCTGGGCGTGCTACGGTCAGCAGTTGCCACTCGATTAGCAATCTGGTTTGCCGTTCTATGCTGGCGACCGATAAATCGTGCATTAGCTGCGGTAGCTGTTCCGGTCGGATGGTTGGCATATGCTTTTTAGTGGGGGAAGGGAATGCCTTGCGGACGTTCGCGGCGGTGTTGATGTCAATCAGCCCACTGTTGGCAGCAAAATCCATCACTTCATTGATGCGTTGTAAAACGCGTTTCAGAGTTTCCAGGTTGCCGCGTGCTTTAATGGGTGTGAGTATCTCAACAAAGCGGCGAGCGGTGAGGGTATCTATTGGCGTGTTTCCGATGTACGGGAATACGTATTTTTCCAGGGATCGCCAGATATCCTTAATCGTGTTGTAAGCCAGATTCTGGCCTTTTTTCATCTCGTACCAGTCCAAGGCAACTTTTTCGAACGTGTTGCCCTTTTTCCTGCTCTCTGCTTCACGTTTTCGGCGTTCGTAGTCCTGTGGGTCAGTTCCCTTTGCTATGAGTGACCTGTATTCATTCCGTCGCTCTCTGGCATCAGACAGGGAAACATCATTTAGCGATCCAAGGCTGATAATAGTCCGTTTTTTATCTGCCGGGCGGTAGTACGTAAAACGCCAGATTTTTGATCCGGAGGGCTTCACCAGAAGAAATAATCCTCCGCCATCCTGCAGGGTATATTCCTTTTCCCCTGGTCGTGCGTTTTTGATCTCCGTAATAGTTAGTGGGGTGGTTTTTCGTGCCAT